ACCCTCTACTAAACCTCTTTTAGCAAGAGTATCAATAATGTTAACCGCACTGAATAAATCAGTTAACTGTAGTTCTATTTTTTGTTCTTCAACAACCTTTTCTTCTTTCTTTGCCATTTTTTCTCCTTTATGAATATGTTATCCAACCAGTTGCTGCATATTTTGTTCCACTTAGTGGTGGGTTGCCTCTATGTAGATGTGTAAAATATGCTGGCCAAATTACTAATTTTCCTGCCTTTGGTTTGACTCTTGTTTGTTGATACAAGAATTCAGTTTCACCACCATCTTCAACATCATTAAAATAAATCATCCAAGCACAAACCCTATCAGAAATATTAGGTGAAGCATTTTCAAAATGCCAAACATGATATCCTTCCTGTGGTTCAGTCTTTTGTATTTTAAAATGAATTGAAGCAAATTTATCAGTATCCATAGATTTAAAATATTTATCGGAATAAACACTAAATGTTTCCCAAAACTTTTGCATAGTTTGTTTTACTATTTCTAAACTATTTCCTACAGACAATATATCAAAGCATGGTTTATCCGCAAATATATCTTGTGCTGTATCTGCCTTCATCACATGACTTGCATTCTCAGATTCTTGTCTACTGAAAACCATTGAGTGACCAGTAAATCTATGATAAATATCAATGAATTCCTGACACTCTTCTGGTGTCAAGAACTCATCTTGTTGTAATATGAAATCTTTTATTTCAATATTACCCATTAAAAGAACTTCCTGCTTCAGTGGCAATCCAGTATTGAGCAACTGCACCTTTAAACTGCGAGATACCTTTAGCAGAAATTGCTACTTGGTAATTAGCAGGAATCATTTTTAGATTCTCAACTTTGAAAATGAAATTAAATGTATCAGCAGTTGTGCCAACATTAATTGAGAACTCATTAGAAGTTGGATTCTTTGTATCAGTAGCAACTAATTTAATCTTAGAACCATCACCACGAACTACAACTTCAGGTAATGCTAATTGATTTGCTGCATTCATCACCTTTCCTAGTTGCTCTTTAGTCATATCAAATGATACATCTTCAGATGGTAATTCAATATTCTTTTCAGGTGGTTGAGTAACCATGCTTTGATCAGTATAGGTGTATCTAGCAGTATTATTGCCTTCAGTCACTGTCAAATTCTTTTCAGCAAATTCAATATCAGCATCATCAAATAAACTTACAAGACCAAGAAGTTGATTTAACTCATAGATAGCAAAATCTCTTGGGAAAGTTTCAGGCACGATTGCTTGAGCAAGAATATTTTTCTGCTCAGATACTGTTCTGATTTTATTACCCTCTTTAAACGCAATCGAAGAATTAATCGTTGCGAAGTTCTTTAAAACATCAACTGTTTTCTCACTAATTTTCATCATTATTTACCTCTTTATTATCATGAACATATAATGCTATTATACCGTAATGTAATGCTTTTAGCAAATCCTGACGAGCATTATCTTTACCACCTTTTTTACCATATCGTTGAGCATACTTAATTAAGTTACCAATTGTAAACCCAACCCCATGACCTGCATCAATTATAAATTCAGTTGACTGAATATTATTCATTGAGTAATGTTCACCGTATGTTGAGTCAATGTAATCAAATAACTCTTGCAACAACTCATCTTCATTATATCTAAATTTACTCATATTATTTCTTCATACTTTTAATTAAATCTGGATCCGCAGTAGCAGTCGCACCTATTTGAGCGAGGTCAACTAATGATCCACCAAAGGTATAGGAACCTGTATGCATTAACTTCATCCAAGGTGCCATCCAAGTATCTATACCACATTTCCTCATCCACTGACAAAACATATAATCTTCGGATAAGTATCTTTCTGATTCTTCATCAATCAATGCTTGGAAATACATTGAGATATAACGAGAACCATCAAAGTGTTTAGTTCTTACATGATCAGGTTTGTATTTGTAGGTAGGATATGCTTTATCAAATTCTTCAAAAGCATGTTTCGTTATCATCATAAAACCAGTGCCACCTTCAAGAACTTTTACTGGTTCATCTAGTCTAACTTGACCAGTATTTGATGTTGGATTGAATACATAATCACCAACATAGTTTTCTAATCTCCCAGGATCTTCATCAGCAAATCCTTTATTTACAGCAGCAACAATTTTTTCCCAAGCAATAGTTTTCTTAGGATATGGACCACACATAATATGTTTACCTTTTTCTTTATCTTCATGATCCATTAAAGCAGCAAGTGTAATCACATCATTTGGGTCAAACCCAATGTCACTATCAATAAACATAAGATGAGTATAATCAGAACGCATAAACTCATCTACGCAATAATTTCTAGCACGAGTAATCAATGACTCATTGAACAGATAGAACATCTTGATATCCATCCCATATGCTTGACCAAGTTTGGCAAGATCGGCAGTTGATTTACAATACATGCCGTGACAGTTTCCGCCATACATTGGCGTCGCGACCAGTATCTTTTTCTTTTTAAGTTCTGACATTGGAACTTCAATATTCATTCATATTCTCCTTATCATTTAGATTCATTGCTACTACAGTCTTTCTCTTTTGAGTTTCATTCACTGGTGAACAGTGAAGAAGATAACTTGGAAATACTATGTAATCATCTTGTTTAACATCAATTTTAAATTCTCTACGATTATGGTCTTTGAAAGTAGTTTCTGTATTTTCTGGGAGTTCTACATAGAAAACACTACTAAACATACATTTACCATGAAAGTGCCAACTATGATAATCGCCAGTTTCATATTGTTGAAACCATGTTTGAACAATCTCCATTTTAGGGCAAGTATCTGTGTAAATTTGTGGTAAACAAATGTCATTAATATATGGAACTAAAATATCAGCATATGGTCTTGGCCAAGTTGGCATGTGCCAATCGGTGTTTGATATTTTTTGTGTAATGTCCGTGAAGGAATACTTACCACCATAGTTCTCAAAAACTTCTCGAACTTTATTTCCTACATCTTCTGGTATTTTGAATTTATAGATTGGTGCTTGTATTTCAATAATTTCCATAATGTATATTATATATTAAAAAAGGGCAGAAGTAAAGTTTCTGCCCTCTATTTATAACCAGTTGATTGATTAGAAGGTTATATCGTCATCAGTCTCAACCTCTTCCTCAACAGCAGTGGCATAACCATTTGCCTCGCCAAGTGCCTCAGAGTCTACTTTAGTGTAGAGGTCAGAGAATGATAATTTAGTATCCTCATCGAAACGGTTGATACATAGGTTAATTGCTTTCATACGGTCACCGAAGATAGAGTATGCTTTAGCAATATGAACCAAGCGACGAGTAGAGATAATTTCGTCAACACCTCCATCATAGAAAGTCTTACGAATAATATCTGCCCACTCAACAAGTCTCTTAGCAAACTTAGTATCTTTAATATCGAGAGAGTCAAACACTCGCTCTAGGATTTTAGTTTCGATAGAAACAGAAGGATATTCCTGCTCAACCGTGACAGGGAATCTCTCAAGGAATGCCTCGTTCAGAATATTAGTCCCGATAAAACGACCATCCTCAGATCCCTTACCTTTAGTGTTAGCAGTAGCGATAGCAGTAAAACCTTTCTTAGGAGTTACGAACTCGCCAGTCTTCTTAATGAAGTATCCTTTACCCTCAAGGATAGACTGTAAACACATAACCTTAGCAGGGTTGGCAAGGTCAATCTCGTCAAGAAGAAGAACCGCACCTTTTTCCATAGCATTAATAACTGGACCTTTGAAGAATTTAGTTTCGCCATTCACAAGACGGAAACCACCAATTAAGTCATCTTCGTCAGTTTCGGCAGTCAAGTTCACACGAATCACTTCTCGTTTAGTCTTAGCACATGCTTGCTCAATACCAAAGGTTTTACCGTTACCAGACATACCAGTCACGAAGATAGGGTAGAACAGTTTCGATTTAAGAACTTTAGTAACAGTAGCAAAGTTACCGAACGGAACAAAGAGAGGATCCACAGCAGGAACCAGATTCTCAGTAAAACCATTTGACTCAACATTAAAGTCATCAACCTTTACTGCCATAGCAACTTTTTTCTCAGCAGTGACAGTAGAACCTGCTAGAGGAGAACGGTAAGTTCCTCGTTTCACTCTCAAGTCACCTTTAAGTAAGAAGTGAGGAAACGGCATACCGAGTTCTTCAGCAGTATTAATAATATCATGGTTTGACATAGTGTCGCCGAACTTATCGAAGCACACTTTAGTCAATTCATTTTGTTTTTCAATTTTATTC